ATTATAGTATAACTTAAAAATATAAAAATGGATATTTTAAATTTTATTTCCTGGATTAGAGCAGGAAAATATACTACAACTGCACCACTTGATGCAGTTACTGTAGTTGGTGTTCCTAATCCAACAAGAGGAGATGCATATTTACCAGTTACTGTTCCTATATCTGCTTTACAAACTAATATAGGTAAATTTATTGGTGGTGGTATAGTTGTAAGTGAATGGTTTGAAAATGGAGTTCATAAAGCTCTTATAGTATCATTACAAAATTTATCTATTAATTCTACGTGGACAGTAGCTTTACAACAAGGTGTTAATTTACCTGGTGCTATAAGTTTTTCAGATGGTCTTACAAATACAAATGCAATTATAGCACAAACAGGAGCTTCTGCTACTACAGCTTATGCAGCAGGAATTGCAAGACTTTATGCAGATGGTGGTTATAATGATTGGTATTTACCTTCTCTTGGAGAGTTAACTATGTGTTATAATTCAAGAGCTATTATAAATAAAGTTTTAACAAATTTAAACCTAGGGACTGGTTTTGGTGGTGCTGCCTATTGGAGTTCTACAGGATACTCTGCTACTGACGCATATTCAATAGATTTTAGTGATAGTATTAATTATATAACTCTTAAAAGTTCACAAGAAGCTGTACGTGCAGTAAGAACACACACTTTTTAATTATAAACTATAAATAAAAAAAAATGAAACAATTAATAGGATATTATAATGAACAAGGAACTTATATAGAAGAACTTGTAGAAGTTGTTGAAAAAACTAAAGAAGATTTAATAGATCAAAAAGAAAAAAGATTATTAAAATTAACTAAAGAATTAGAAAATTTAAAAAAACTATAAAATTAGTCATGGCAAAAATTAAAGATACATTTACTAAGTTAGATAAACCAAAAGTTTCTAGAACTGGTGTTCATGCAAAAACTAAAAGATCTAAACTTAAATCTTCTAAAAATTATAAAAAATTATACCGAGGTCAAGGTAAGTAAATAATGGTAACACCAGAATTAAATGTAATATCTATTGAAGAAGAAACAGAATTATTAAATGCTTTAGTAGAAGCTGAAAATAAAGGTATAGAAATAAATAATAGAATTGCAATAAGATATGGTAATTCTATATATGGTAATGCTGAGTTAGAACCTATTCCCAAATATTTACTTGACTTATGTAATAAGTTAATAGATAAAAAAATACTAGATGTTTTACCGGAAGATATAAGTATAAATATTTATTATCCGGGAAACAAAATGGTCCCTCATATAGATAAGTTAGATGCCGGTCCTGTAATAACAATATTAAGTTTGCTATCAAATGCAAATCTTATTTTATCATATGGCTCAAAAAAAGAAATTGTATCATTACCCTCTAGATCAGTAATACAATTAAAAGATAAATACAGAACACATTGGAAACATAGTATAGAAAAAGTAAAAGATAAAAGAATATCTATAGTGTTTAGACAGTTAGGTAAAAAATAATTTTTATAAATTTGTTTTTAAATAAAATATTTTTATATTTGTAAAAAACTAAACAAATATATTATGTCAGATAAGCCTAAATGTGGATGTGGAAAATCTCAAGACCCTGATGGATTTTGTGATGGATCTCATAAAAATAATGAAGCTCAAGTAATATTTAAAGAAACAAAAATTTATTCTTTTGGAGATATCTTAGTAGGATTAAATACTGAAGAATTACCAGAAGGTGTTGAATTAGAAGTAAAACAAAAATTTTCTGAAATTACAGAAATTTTAAAAAGTACTTATACAATGTCAACACAATCTCCAGTTAAAAGTTTATTGTTTGATCATGCAGTTGGAGAAATACTAAATGCTCAAATGTCTGTTGTTAAATTATTAAAACTATAAATATTATTTATAAAAATAATACAATTGTATTTTTAATAAAATCTATTTTAAATGAATGATATATTTAAAATTAATTCTAATCAAAAAAAAAGATTATTTGTTGTAGATGATTTCTATACAAATCCTTTAGCTATTAGAGAACACGCATTAGCACAAACATATTTTCCAGGTGAAGGTGCTGTTGGAGAAAGAACCCGTGATCAGTTTTTATTTGAGGGTTTAAAAGAAAAATTTGAAGAAATCATGCAAATTAAAATTGCTGACAATACTGATGATGGTTTTGGTTGGTATAATGTAGGTATTAATGGTAGATTTCAATCTTGTATAGGAGGAGTACCGCAAGTTTTTCATTGTGATGCCCAAAAATGGGCAGGTGTATTATTCTTAACTCCAGATGCTCCACCTCAATCAGGTACAAGTTTTTATAGAAATAAAAAATCTAAAGTTTATCATAATGATCAGATAGATTGGTCTGTTGGTGAGAATGGTAATGCATTTACTAAAGATACATTTCTAGATCCAACTCCATTTGAAAGACAGGATACAGTAGGAAATGTATTTAATAGACTTGTCATTTTTGATGGAGGCCTGATTCATTCAGGTAATGATTACTTTGGTCACAATAGAGAAACTGGAAGACTGTTTCAAATTTTCTTTTTTAATGAAGAAAAATAATTTTATCAACATTTTTACATTAAATAAAACTTAAAAAACTATAAATATGAGCCCGTTTAAAACATTAAGAGGAAGAAGAATACTTATTGAAGTACCTGTTAAAAAAGAATCAGTAATTAAGTTATCTGAAAAAGATGAGGATGCTTTAATGTATGAAGCAATGAAACAATGGAATAGATTAACTGTATATGCCGTAGGTGATAAAGTAGAAGAGATTGCTGTTGGAGATTCAGTATATATTCCTGTTGCACAATTAGAACATGCAGAAAAAGTTGACATTGATGGTAGTGTAAAACTAATGTTTAATGAAATGGACATAGCAATAATATGGTAAATATAACAGATGATAATCCGTATTTTTCTGGAAGAACAAGTACTGATAAAATTAATTCTAAAGAACTATCTAAAGAAGAAATAGATAAAAGAACTAAAAATAGTTTAGATTCAGAACATAATAAAAATTATGTTCATGATTTTAGAAAAGATATTCCACCATTTGAAACACGTCCTAAATACTATGGAGGAAAAGATTCAACATATGAAGTTTTTAATGTGTTAGAAGCCTGGAAGTTAGATAAAGATTTTTACTTAGGAAATGTAATAAAATATTTAGCTAGAGCTGGTAAAAAAACTTTTAACAATAAAGAAGATTTAGAAAAAGCATTAGTATATTTACAACGTAGAATTGACACCTTATGAATTATTTAATAATGTTATTAATTTTAAGCATAGCATGTTTGTTATGGATTATAGGAAACTTTTTTAAAAGTCCCATATATAATAAACTTAAAGATGCATATGAAATAGATCATCAAAGTGATATTATTGGTTCATATTTTATTGTTGCATCTCTTCTTTTAATTTTCTTTGCTGGATCTTTTCTATAATTTTTTTGTTTTTATTAATAAATTTTTGTATATTATGTATATATATATTATTAATACTTAAAAAACAAAAAAATGGATATCTTAAATTTTATTAGTTGGATTAAAGCTGGCAATTACAGAGCAACATTACCAACAGATGTACCAAGTCTTTTAGCTGTCGGAGCTAAAGATCCAAGTAGAGATGATGGTTATTTATCATTAGCTGTTAATGCAGCACCTTTACAATCATTATATGATACAGCTAATGTAACTCAGATAACTGCAATAAGTACTGCTGTTACAGTTAATGCACATAACGGAACAATTACTACAGTATCAAGTACTTTAGCAGGGGGTTCTAATGCAGCATTTACAGTAAATAATAGTAAAGTAACTACAGCATCTAAAATTTTACTTACAGTAAATCATCCAGGAGCTGGAATTCCAGTATTAATTACAGAAGCTCTTGCTAATGGAAGTTTTGATATCCGTATTTATAATGTTTCAGCAGCAACAGCATTTAATAATACATTAAAGATTTCTTATCTTATACTAGATTAAAGATAAAAATACAACATAGATTTTAATCTGGGTTTACTTAAAAACTATTAATACATAAATGGACAATAATCAACCCAATCAAAATTTTTTTTGTAATGATGGGTTAACTACACCTATTTCATGTGAACCTCAATTTACATGTCCTGATCCTGAACAATGTTCAGAAGTATATGATGCAGATTGTGTTATATATTTTGGAGAAAATATTATTTGTCAAGGAACTACAATAATAACTCAGTATACTTCAGTAGCACAAGGTTTAAATGAAATAGTTAATTGGCTTTGTAATGAAGGAAATGTAGGTATACAAGGTATTCAAGGTGTACAAGGTCTGCAAGGTATTTCAGGTGCATTTGCAGGACAAGGTGTACAAGGTACTACTGGTATACAAGGTTTTCAAGGAATTCAGGGAATCCAAGGAATACAAGGTATCCAAGGAATACAGGGTTTTGATGGTTCACAAGGAATTCAAGGCTTTGTTGGAACAGGTATTCAAGGCTATCAAGGTCCTCCAGGTATTCAAGGATTACAAGGAGTACAAGGATTTGTTGGATTAGGTATTCAAGGATATCAAGGTATTCAAGGTTTTCAAGGTTTACAAGGAATTACTGGTGGAGTTGGACTTCAAGGGATTCAAGGTATCCAAGGCATCCAGGGAATACAAGGTGCACAAGGACAAATTGGTATAAATGGTGTACAAGGCAGTACAGGTATTCAAGGAAATACAGGTAATGCAGGTTCTCAAGGTTCAGCCGGAAGTAATGGTAATCAAGGTACCACTGGAATTCAAGGCAGTATAGGTTCTCAAGGTATTATTGGAAATACAGGATCTCAAGGTTCTCAAGGTGCTTTAGGAAATGCTGGATCTCAAGGAACAGTTGGTGCTCAAGGATTAGATGGAAATACAGGATCCCAAGGAACAACAGGTTCTACTGGTTCACAAGGTATAACTGGAACACAAGGACAGACTGGTACAACTGGATCTCAAGGAGCATTGGGTTCCCAAGGAGTTCAAGGAACTACAGGGCCTCAAGGGACTGCTGGTAATACAGGAAGTCAAGGTATTGTTGGTCTTCAAGGCATACAAGGTATTCAAGGCACACAAGGTTTATTAGGAAATCAAGGTATTCAAGGTGTGCAAGGCACAACTGGTTTACAAGGAATACAAGGAAATAATGGTACACAAGGAACTTTAGGAACACAAGGACTTACTGGAACACAAGGAATTCAAGGAATCCAGGGTGTTGTAGGTTCACAAGGTACAATAGGAAATACAGGAAGCCAGGGATCAACAGGATCCACAGGCTCACAAGGTGCAATAGGAACCCAAGGTTCAACTGGATTAACTGGTAGCCAAGGTGCTCAAGGTACACAAGGTATACTTGGTAATCAAGGAACTAATGGAGCACAAGGACAAATAGGAACACAAGGTTCAGTAGGAGTACAAGGAACACAAGGTATACAAGGAACTCAGGGTACTTTAGGTAATACTGGCTCTCAAGGAACAACAGGAAGCACTGGATCTCAAGGATCTATTGGTATCCAAGGTTTTACAGGAAATACTGGAAGCCAAGGTACCACTGGAAGTACTGGTTCACAGGGAATTACCGGTACACAAGGAGCAATTGGAGCTACAGGATTACAAGGTTTAACAGGTTCCCAAGGAACCCAAGGTACATTAGGACTTCAAGGAGTGCAAGGAATCCAAGGAACTCAAGGTATTCTTGGTACAACTGGTTCACAAGGTTCTATAGGTACTCAAGGTACCATAGGCTTACAAGGATTAACAGGAACTCAAGGAACTACTGGAGTACAAGGACAAGTAGGTGCTCAGGGTACACAAGGGACACAAGGTATTTTAGGTACAACAGGTAATCAAGGTACTACCGGCAGTACTGGTAGTCAAGGATCTGTAGGAACACAGGGAACTACAGGATTAACTGGACTACAAGGTAGTCAAGGAACTCAAGGAGTATTAGGAAATCAAGGTATTACTGGCAACCAAGGAATTCAAGGTATACAAGGATTATTAGGTGTTGTTGGTTCACAGGGAACCCAGGGTATACAAGGAACCACTGGAAATATAGGTTCTCAAGGATCTACTGGAAGCACTGGTTCACAAGGAACAGTTGGAACACAAGGAACTACAGGAACAACCGGTAGTCAAGGTACCACAGGTTCTACAGGATCCCAGGGTACTGTTGGATCTCAAGGCACAACTGGATCTACGGGTTCTCAGGGTAGTGTTGGATTGCAAGGGACTCAAGGAACACAAGGTATTTTAGGTCTACAAGGAATCCAGGGTACTCAGGGTATATTAGGAAATACAGGTTCTCAAGGTACTTTTGGTATTCAGGGAATTACAGGAAGTCAAGGTCAGATAGGAACCCAAGGTACATTTGGAACTCAAGGATTAACTGGTTCACAGGGAACACAAGGAATCCAGGGTATTTTTGGTAATACAGGAAGTCAGGGTACTACTGGTAGCACAGGTGCGCAAGGAGCCACAGGTCTTCAAGGTACTATAGGTTTAACTGGAGCTCAAGGTTCTCAAGGAACTTTGGGTTTACAAGGAACAAGTGGGATAAATGGTTCACAGGGAACTGTTGGTAGTCAAGGTACACAGGGAACTTTAGGAGTTCAAGGTCTAACTGGTAGTCAAGGAATTCAAGGTAGACAAGGAACAACTGGCTTACAAGGTATTCAAGGTTCTCAAGGTATAATTGGAGGTGGTGGTAGTCAAGGAGAAACTGGTATTCAAGGAGAAACTGGTATACAAGGTTTTCAAGGTATAATAGGTGATACAGGAGCACAAGGTACAGTTGGTTCTCAAGGAACTGTAGGTGCTACTGGAAGCCAAGGAACTACTGGATCAACTGGTAGTCAAGGAGCTGTTGGCTTTCAAGGTACAACTGGTACTGTAGGAAGTCAAGGACTTCAAGGTATACAAGGGACTATTGGATTACAAGGTGTTACTGGAACTCAAGGCTTAACAGGAACTCAAGGGCTTACAGGTTTACAAGGTTTACTAGGAATTCAGGGTATTCAAGGTTTACTTGGAAATACTGGTTCTCAGGGAACTACTGGTAATACAGGAGCACAAGGTACTGTAGGAAGTCAAGGTACTACTGGAAATACCGGATCACAAGGAACTCAAGGAATAATAGGAAATACTGGAGCTCAAGGGACACAAGGAATCCAAGGGACACAAGGATTATTAGGTGTTCAAGGAGCTGTTGGTCTTCAAGGTCTTCAAGGCATACAAGGGACATTAGGAAACACTGGTACTCAAGGGACAACTGGAAATACTGGTTCCCAAGGTGCCATAGGCACACAAGGTACAGCAGGTATTAATGGTACTCAAGGTACAACCGGATCTCAAGGTCAAACTGGAAGTCAGGGTATCCAAGGGAGACAAGGTACTCAAGGTA